TCTCTTACTCGGTCAACAACAGAGTCCCATACGTTGGGCGTTTAGATGAAGGATATTCGAAACAAGCACCGCGTGGTATGACACGACCTGCCGCACGGGAAGTGCTTAGAACAAGCAGAAGGAGAATAAGATAATGTCAATAACAGACAAGATCGCAAAACACTACCAATCAGCGATTGGTGGAGAACTACAGAAATATCATTGTGCGGAGTGGGACACTGATATCTATTTCAGAGGAACTTACCCGCTCAAGGACGAGAGCCGAATACTACAACTCCAATCGGAGGGCAAGACGGTAGAAGCACTCGTTGAAAGCATCGTGACCAAGGCTCGAACCAAGGATGGCAAGAGGATGTTCATGGATGCTGACAAAGTGAAACTGATGAACGAGGCCGATCCCATGACAGTGGTCAAGGTGGCTTCCGCAATCAACAACGGTAAGATAACCGCGACACAGGACCAAGCCGCAAAGGAATAAGGTCCAGTGTTGAGTTGAGGTTTGTGATGATGTTGGCTGACAGGCTCAAGAAGTCAGTCCAAGAAATATTACAACTGTCAACACTGGAGCACGAGCTGTGGTTAGGTTATTTGCTGTTTGAAGACCAGGAGAACAAGAAGACTATGACTAAAGCGAAACAACAACCGAGGGCCAGCAGATAATGGCACAGGGTAATCTACTCCTAAACATCGCTGTCAAGAACCAGCAGGCCTTGGGCAAGGTCAACAATCAGTTGACTCAACTGCAATCCAGCGGTATCAAACTGGGCACGGTGCTGAAGGGTGCCGCGGCAGGTTTGGCGGCCTTTGGAGCGGTAAGGATTGGATCTTTCATTGTCAACACCACAAAAGAATTTGAAGACCTAAGGACCACATTGAGTTCGGTCACTGGATCGTCAAAAGAAGGTGCCGAGGCATTCAGATTCATCAGTGAGTTCGCAACCAAGACACAGTTTGGTGTTGATGACCTAACCAAGACATTCATCAAATTGAAATCAGCGGGCATAGAGCCAACTGAAGAACTACTAACAACATTCACAGACGCGGCGGCGGTGACCAATGACCAGATAGGATCGTTGGAGGCTGTCACAGACTTGTTCTCGAGAACGGTATCGGGTGGTTTGGGTCTGGAAGAGATACAGAGGTTGGGAGACAGAGGTATCCCGGTATTGGCGATCCTAGAAGAGAAACTTGGATTGACAAGGGCGGAGATATCAGAGTATGGTAAGACCGCAGAGGGTGCCGCAGAGATAACAAAAGCATTCGCAGAAGGTATCAATGAGAGATTTGGTGGTGCCACACAGAACTTGGTATCAAACCTATCAACAGAATTTTCCAACGCCAAGATCGCACTACAGGGCGTGGCGGACGAGTTTGGACAGGGCATATCACCAGCATTGAAAGAAGCGGTTGGTGGATTCACAGCATTGGTAAATGAAAACAGAGAAACAATTTCAGCACTAGGAGAACTCACAGGTATGGCCCTTAAAGGCCTGATCACCGGATTGAACCTTGTGTTGAAAGCGATAGGCAAGGTCATAGACCTGTTCAAGGGTTTCATCAACATAGTCGGAGACACGGTAACCGCCGTGAAAGATTTCAAGAATGATGTGGTCAATCAGTTCCAGAACATGAAGGACGGGATCGGCAACAAGATGAGTGGGGTCAAGGACTCCATCGTTGGTGGATTCCAAAACATCTATGACAAGGTGGTGGGCAACTCAATCGTGCCTGACATGGTGGATGATGTTGGCAAAGAATTTGACAGGTTGGCGTTCAACGCCGACAGGAGCCTTGGCAAATACAGTAAGGCGGTCACAGATGCCATTGACAATGACGTGATGATACAGGCATTACAGAGGACCATAGGCGAGGGATTTGACCCATTAGAGGCCAAGATTGAAGTGTTGGCTTCAGGAATGGAGACATTCAGGAGCACGGCATCGAGTTCATTGACTGACGTCATAACGGGCAGTAAGAAACTGGGAGATGCTTTGGGCGAGATAGCCAACGCCACATTGAAGGCCCTGATACAGGGTTTCATAAATCTTGGCATAACCATATTCATACTTGAACCATTAGAAAAGTTTTTAAGGAATCAGATATCAAATCAGCAGAAATTGAATTCCTCACTTAAACAGGAGATAGCACTGAGGACAGTGTTAGCGTTCCTGACCGGGGGCACCAGCCTGTTCGGAGGCTTCAGGGCCTCTGGAGGACCAGTGGCGGCCAACACCGCATACGTGGTCGGCGAGCGGGGCAGGGAAGTTTTTGTGCCCAACACGTCTGGCACCATAGTTCCCAACGAGGCACTCAGCGATGGCCAGGCCATGGGTGGCGGCATAGGTGGAGACAACATAGAAGTCACGTTCAACATCAACACGATTGATGCCACAGACTTCGATCAACTATTAACTACAAGACAAGACATGATCATAGGTCTAATAAACAGGGGCCTAGCAGAACGAGGTAAAAGGAGTTTGACAGCATAATGAGTGGAGTATTCCCAATAACAGCAGGTTTCCAGACCTTAGATTTCCAAAGCAACACCAACAGCCGAGTGTCAGTGAGCGTATCTGGCAAGAGCCAGAGGATCAAGACCGGGGCACAGTTCTGGAGTTTCAAACTCAAGTCACCGGCGATGACCAGGGCACAGGTGATGGCGGACTTCGCCTTCATAGTGCAACAGGATGGACAGGTGGAGTCATTCACCATTGTGCCACCAGAGATCTCAACAACCAGGGGCACCGCATCAGGCACATTGACCAATGATGCAACGGTTGCCGCGGGACAGAGTGCGTGTCAGACGGACGGTGGTTCAGGCACACTCAAGAAAGGTGATCTGATCAAGTTCTCAAATCACGACAAGGTCTACATGATCACGGCGGATGTGACGATATCAGGAACCAATGATGCGATCAGTTTCTATCCACCTTTGGTCACAGGCATTACGAATTCAACCACCTTGACCTACAACAGTGTGCCAATCAAAGTTTATTTTGACAAGGACGAACAGAAATACATCACACAGGCCGACGGCACTTTCAAATACGAAATAGTAATGAATGAGGAGATCTAATGGCGAGGGATTTAGCAGGTTCATTACAGACTAAATTGGCCGCTAGGTCAGTGTTCGCCGCTGATCTCATAGAACTACACCTGGCCACGCCACTGTATTTCACATCAACCAACATAGACATAGACTTCGATTCAGCCACTGCACCGGACTCGGGCACCAACACATACCTGGCACAGGGCCAGTTCCTGAACTTCAGCAACATCACGGAGAGCTCAGACATCAGGGCCGGGCAACTGGACATGACGTTCACGGCGGTGGACACCACAACGGTGGCACTGCTGATCAACAACGAATACATGAACAAGCGTGTGGTTATCTACCGTGCGGTGTTGGATGATGAATACAATTTCACCACCGATGACGTGTTCACGGTCTTCGATGGCATCATAATGGGCTACAGCATACAGGAATCACAGGATACTTCAACAGTGACCATCACGGTGGCATCACAGTTCGCTGACTTCGAGAGGACCTCAGGCAGGAAGACCAACCCGGCTTCACAGCAGGTGCACGTCCCAACAGACAAGGGCCTGGACTTCTCGGCACAGATTGTCAAGGACTTGAAATGGGGGAGGGCCTAATGCAGGGCGTGAGATATCTGGATTTCAATAACAGGCACTTCGCGGAGTTCGAACAACTGGCCTACAGGGCCATCTTCGAGAGGGGTTTCGTTGATGTTGACTTCAACAAGCAACACTGGAACCAACACATAAAGAATCTAGTGAGCCTGAACAGCAACATCGTTAGACTGCTGTTCGCCAACGACACCATGATAGGTTTCTACATCATCCAATTACACACACTGCCTTGGAACCACAGGACACAGGCCCTGTTCCAGTTGATGCACCTACAGGCAGAATTCAGGAACCCCAACATCTACACTTCGATGTTCCGAGACGCCGAGGCCTTGTGCCTGGCCAATGGTGTTGAGAAGATACAGACCACAGACACCGCCATACAGATGGACGAGGGTCAGAAACTGACACTATTACACAATCACAATTACCACCACGTAGACGCCGTTTGGGAGGCCAAGAAAGATGTTTAGTCCAACATACATAAAAGACCTAAACCAGCAATATACAGGCGTCTGTGTGAGTCGTAGCACCATAAAAAACACCACAGACGAGATAATCAAGTTCTACAGGCAGTTTGATCGATATGATCAGGTCACCTACGAGGAATTATACCAACAGATATCACCCTGCGTGAGACTGGACCAATACAGGTTGTTCAGGAATCAGGGCCGTATCGTTGGCTTCACCAACTGGGCCTTCGTCAATGACAGGGTTTTGGACAGGTTCATGGAGAAAGGTCAACTGGGCACACAGGACTGGCAATCAGGCTTCAAGATGTTGTGGTTAGAACTGATCAGTCAAGATCACATGGACACCATGATGGCTTGGATGAAAGATTACAGCGTGAACCTGCTGGGCGAGAACGTCAGGATCTACTGGGTCAGGTCACAGCAAGACAAGATAATGAAGAAAATGAAGATAAGGACCAAGAAGAGTTGGAGGAAAGCAAATGGGTAATCCATTCAAGGCCATAAAGAAAGCG